TAACTGCAGTTGTATTATAAATTAAACAACCATGTGTTGTAAAAGTTGCTGAAGTCCAAGATGTACCGTTTGCTGTAGATAAATCGGCAAAGTCTGTATAACTTGTTGCAGTTGAAGAAGTTCCAGTTACGCCTTGATTAGTTAAAGCTTTTCCACCTGTTACATATCCAGATGAAGTTGAAGTAACTTCGTAAGTATTTGTTGGATCTGCTGTTCCATCTGTAGGTGCAGTGTACTGAGATGTTGTACCATCTAAGTTTGCTGATGCTGATGAATATAAAGATAGTTTAAATGCATTGCCAGCTGGTGTTTGACCAGATGTATTAAAGTTATGTCCACCTTTGAATAATTCTGCTTTAAAAGTATTACATACTGCTGAAGTTATAGCCATAATTTTTTTCTCCTAATCCCTTTTACTTTGAAGGTGAAGGCGAGTCAATATATAATCTGATGGTTCCGTCATCATAATCATCTCTTCGTCTTCTTCCTACTTGTTCAATTGCGAACTTTTCAATCTCATTATTATATCTTTGTTCGTAGTATGTCAACATATCCATAGGACCTTTTAAAAAGCCATATGCCTCTACTAGACAAGCATATAAGAGTCCATTAGGGAAGTTTACACTTAAATAATTGGTTGTATTACTACTTGATAAACCATCAGGTCTTTTTGTAAAATTAACTTGAAAAGTATACGTTTTATCAGGACATGGAGCAAACATAATAGTTCCAGAAGTAGAGTCGGTATTTCCAGTCATAGTATAAGTAGTTCCAAAAAAACCGTAATATTTAGGGATACCTCTTCCTGTAGTTGCACTATTACCAGCGTCAGCAAATTTATTATATTCATTTAAAAAAGTAACATCTCTTTTTTCTAAATATAC